ACTATATGACTATGCTTCAAAACACTGGTTATCATACTCAACTCCAATCCTTTCTTTTGGAAGGTCTAAGAAGGGTTTACCAATCTCGTGTTTCCTGAACTACATCGAAGACACTGCTGAAGGTCTTGTTGCAAACTACTCTGAAACGAGTTGGTTGAGTATGTTTGGTGGTGGTGTTGGTATTGGTGTTGGTATCCGTTCATCTAGTGACAAATCAACTGGTGTAATGGCACACTTGAAGACATATGATGCATCTTCACTTGCTTATCGTCAAGGCAGCACACGCCGCGGTTCTTATGCTGCATATCTGAATATTTCACATCCCGATATTATCTCATTTTTGGAGATGCGTAAACCAACAGGTGACCAGAACGTTCGTTGTTTGAACTTGCACCACGGCATCAACATTCCAGATGCGTTTATGGAAATCATTGAACGTTGCATGATTGACAAAGATGCCAATGATGACTGGAACTTGGTTGACCCACATTCTGGTGAAGTGCGTGAGACTGTATCCGCAAGAATGTTGTGGCAAATGATTATCGACTTGCGTATGCATACAGGTGAACCATACATTCACTTCATTGATACAAGCAATCGTTGGTTACCAGAACACTTGAAGAAACTAGGTTTGGAAGTAAACCAATCGAACCTGTGTTCAGAAATTATTTTACCAACTAATGAAGAACGCACCGCTGTGTGTTGTTTGTCTAGTTTGAATTTGGAGACATATGATGAGTGGAAGAATGATGAACTTTTTCTACGGGACACCGCAGAAATGCTTGATAACGTGCTTCAATATTTCATTGATAATGCACCTGACTCTATTGCTCGTGCCAGGTATTCTGCTGAGCGTGAACGTTCTATTGGCGTTGGCGCTTTGGGTTTCCATGCTTATCTACAGCGAAACGGCATCGCCTTCGAAGGTGTAATGGCCAAGGTTGCGAACAACCGTATTTTCAAATCAATCAGAGAGGGATTAGATGCAGCTAACCAAATTTTGGGCAAAGAACGCGGGGAAGCTCCTGATGCTGTCGGTACTGGTAAACGTTTCAGTCATATTATGGCTATTGCTCCAAATGCTTCTTCGTCTATCATTCTTGGAAACACTTCTCCTAGTGTCGAGCCTTACCGCGCTAACGCTTACCGTCAAGACACTCTATCTGGAGCATTTTTAAACAAGAATCGTTGGTTAGATGCAGTGTTGCGTACCAAAGAAACCAATGAAGAAAAACTGCAAGACATTTGGTCTTCTATCATTGCTAATGATGGTTCCGTTCAACACCTCGACATCCTAGACGAGAACGAAAAGGCAGTATTCAAGACCTCTATGGAGATTGACCAGCGTTGGGTGATTGACCTCGCAGCGGACCGCCAACAATACATTGACCAAGCACAATCATTGAATGTGTTCTTCCGTCCAGATAGTAACATCAAGTACATCCATGCAATTCACTTCATGGCATGGAAAAAAGGTTTGAAGACTATGTACTATCTCCGTTCAGAAAAGATTGGTAAGGCAGATAAAGTCTCCAAGAAGATTGAACGTGAAGTAATTAAAGAACTAGATATGACACAGATTGCTCAAGGCAATGACTGTATCGCTTGCGAAGGATAATATGAAAAAATTAGAAATTTTAAGATTCACGGCTTCATGGTGTGGACCATGTAAACAACTTGAAGCCAATTTGGAACGTGCCAATCTCGGCATTGATATCAAAGTTATGGACATTGATGAACAAGAGGATGTTGCCAGACAATACAATGTTCGTTCTGTGCCAACATTAGTCTTATTAAAGAATGGTGAAGAATTCAAACGTTCGGTTGGATCTAAAACCGTAAATCAATTAAAGGACTGGGTAGAATGAACAAACGAGTATCAACAAGCAGAATTACGGATGAACGTAATTCATTTAAACCTTTCAATTATCCATGGGCATATGATGCATGGTTGAAACATGAACAATCACATTGGTTGCACACCGAAGTGCCAATGTTGGAAGACGAAAAAGACTGGAAGAAGAAACTGTCTAAGGAAGAAAAACAATTCCTGACTCACATCTTCCGTTTCTTCACACAAGGCGACATTGACGTTGCTGGTGGTTATGTAAACAACTATCTGCCTTATTTCCCTCAACCAGAAATTCGTATGATGTTGTTGGGCTTTGCTGCTCGCGAAGCACTACACATTGCAGCATATTCACACCTGATTGAAACTCTAGGTCTACCAGAAACCGTTTACAACGAGTTCTTGGAATACCAAGAGATGAAAGAGAAACATGATTATGTGTTGGATATCTCCGCACACAATACAACCAAAGAGAACACAGCAAAACACATTGCAACATTCTCTGCCTTTACCGAAGGTATGCAGTTGTTCTCGTCATTCATTATGTTGTTGAACTTCCCCCGCCACGGTAAGATGAAGGGTATGGGTCAAATTGTTACTTGGTCTATCGTTGATGAAACACAACATACCGAGAACATGATTCGATTGTTCAAAGAGTACATCAAAGAAAACAACGAAATCTGGAATGACGAGTTGAAAGGTGAACTATATACCATCGCTGAGAAGATGGTGGAACTCGAAGACAAGTTCATTGATTTGGCATTTAAAATGGGACCAATGGAGAACCTTACATCAGAAGATGTTAAGAAATACATTCGTTACATTGCTGACCGCCGTCTAATCTCGCTTGGCCTGAAAGGTATCTTTAAGGTCAAACGTAATCCTCTCCCTTGGGTTGAGGAAATGATTAACGCACCAACTCACACCAACTTCTTTGAGAATCGTTCAACTGATTACGCAAAGGGTGCCACATCAGGTAAGTGGAGTGATGTTTGGGCCCATTAAGGAACAAGCATGTCCAAAATCGTAACAGGCGAATGCCTCAATTGTGAATCCAGTTTTGAGGTAGCCTACGTGGAACAATTAGTATCAAAAGAATTACCAGAACATTGCCCATTTTGTGGTGAAGAAATCGAAGACATTACCGAAGAATATATAGAGGATGATGAACTCGATGACAACACGAAATGGGACGATTGAACTGGTTATATAACGGCAAAGACTTTGACGAAGAACAGATTGGTGAGAATTACGGTTACGTATACCTAATCACCAATCTGGTCAACGGCAGGAAATACATCGGTAAGAAATTCTTCTACAGCTCGAAGACGAAACAAGTAAAAGGTAAGAAGAAACGTTACAAAGTTTCCTCGGACTGGCAGACTTACTACGGTTCTAGCGAAGAATTGAAAAAAGATGTTATACTCCATGGCAAGGATAACTTTAAGAGAGAAATCACGCATCTATGTAAAAGCAAAGGTGAGTGTGGATATCTTGAAGCTAAAGAACAATTTATTAAAGGCGCACTGGAGAGCGATGACTACTACAACTCATGGATTATGGTCCGTGTAAGAAAGTCGCACATTAAAGATTATGTTGGATTACCTAAAAACCCTTGACAAACCATTTGACATCCTCGATTTTCTTCCATACGAGGATGACGATGGAAACGAAGGCATCAAAGTTGAAGCCTATCAGTATGCCGATCCTGGTGAAAGTGTAGGATGTTCCGAAATGGGACATGCCTATCACATTATCATCTTTAAGATGGAAGAAGATGAAAGTGTAGAAGCCTGCACGAAAGACCACGACTTCTTTGATGGTATTCTTATCGAACCGAGAGAATACCTTTCACGTATGATTCCCAACGGATGGTTTGGTGTACTTGCACGAAAAACCACCACATCTGCGAAATTCGCACAAGAAACGTTTGACAGAATTAAAGCAATGTGATACACTTTGTATCTAACTATTGAAAGTTTATTATGATTCTAGTCGATTTGAACCAGGTTCTACTATCTGGTCTCATGGCCCAAATTGCTGGCCAAAAGAAAGTTAAATTAGAGGAAGACCTTGTTCGACACATGGTTCTAAACATCCTCCGCAATCACCTACGCACGTTCCGCAAAGATTACGGCGAAGTAGTACTCTGTTCAGACAACCGCAAATACTGGCGCAAGGAAGTCTTTCCATTCTATAAGGCAGGTCGTAAAAAGACCCGTGATAAGTCTGATTTGGATTGGCACATGATTTTCGACATGATGGCCAAGTTCAAGGTAGAACTGAAAGAAAACTTCCCATACAAAGTCATTGATGTTGAAGGTGCTGAGGCCGATGACATTATCGGTACATTGGTACCACGACACATTGCACACGAAAACATCCTGATTCTATCCAGTGATGGTGACTTCCCACAATTACAACGTTACAACGGTGGCAAATACGAAGTCAAGCAATACAACCCTCCACAAAAGAAGTTTATCAAAGCGGCAGACCCTTTGCT